CACGTTCTAGAGAGTTAAAAGCTTTAAACTTTATTAGCAACATGACTCTTGCTAAGCAAAATGTTCCACAAGGAACACCACACACCCTTACACAAGAAGATTTGGATAGCAATCCAGAACTTGTAGAGGCTGGTTTGAAAGTGGGAGATGAAGTGTTAAAATCTGAAACTCCAGTAGAAAAATAAGCATACACATGACAGCGCCTCTATATAAACTCAAAGATGTTAAGCAGACATATAAGTTTGAACTAGAACACCCTAAACCACTTAGATGGGAGCCTGGCTATAAAACATTTATGTTACAGGATCAAAAGAATGTGCAGGGTATATGGCTTCGACATGACAATGAACTAGTGGGTGAGATTATTCTATCATGGGAATCTAAGAATGTAGTACATATAGAAAAGATCACTGTTGTTTCAGGACACACTGGTAAAGGTTATGGAAATGAACTTGTAAGACTTGCTGTAGAGTGGGCAACCAATTCAGACTATGAGTTTATTATAGGGGAGGCGAGACATGGTGCAAGCTGGGAAATTTTTAAAAACTTTGGCGCTGTTCCAGTCTTATTATATAAAGACTGGAATGGTACTAAAGAGAATTACACACTTTTTAAATTAGAATTATAATGGCAGTAGTAAATAAGGTGGATAAAAAAACAACTATGTCGCAATGGGAAATAGTTAAGTACCAGCTGCTGACGCATTGTTATTTGTATAATGTTCAGATAAGTGATTCTGAACTAGACTGCATATCTCATCTGGCCATACTAGGAGAACATGAGCTTACATCTTTTTGTAATGTGATACATGATAAGAAGATATTTTCATCACCACAGAGTGTGCGTAATTGTCTCACTAAGTTAGAGAAGAAAAATTTAATTGTTAAAGAAGGAAAGAACAAAAAGAAAATAGCGGTTGATCCTGCTATTGGTTTACAAACTCAGGGTAATATTCTTTTAGACTTTAAATTTTTATGTATTGCGCCCAAAGAAAGCTAAGCTACTAATACCAGATGTAGCAAAACAATTAAATCTTCCAGAAACAGCTGTAGACGCTGTAGTACAATACTACTGGGAGGAAATTAGAAAGTCACTGTCGAGACTATCTCATCAGCGTATACACTTAGTTAATCTTGGTGACTTCTATATAAAGCATTGGAAGCTAGATGAGAAGATATCTAGTTTAGAGAAATGGGAAGAGAGTAATAAACAGAAAGGTTTACAACAAATAACAGCCAGGTTTAAAACTGCTGAAAACCTATTTGATCTTAAAGCCATTAAAAAAAGCATGACAGAAGAATCTCAAAGAAAAGATTTTATAACACTTCATAAAAAACGTATATGAGTTTACAATCTAATATAATAAAAATTTGGAAATCCAAGGGTCAAATAATAGAGGGTATAACCAATAGTGTATTTAAACGTGAGGATGTAGAAGAAATAGCTGCAGAAAGATTACGTATATGTAAACTATGTCCATCTGATTTATATGATGAATCAGGAGATGGATGCATGATTAGTGGTACAGCCCCCTGTTGCCATCTTGGTAAAGGAGGATGTGGATGTTCATTAGGATTCAAAACCAGAAGTCTATCAGCTGCATGTGAGAAAGGATATTGGGATGCAGAACTAACTCAAGCTGAAGAAGATCAACTATTTAAAAAACTAGCTATATGAAAACATTTCATGATGGTAGAAGAGGTGTAAGTAATCCATATCAAAAACCTTTATATGGATGGGTATTATTTCAAAGTAAAAAGAACAAAAGATGGCTTCTTTGGATAGCAGGTATGGGTTTAGTTGTTACTCCAAGAACATTATGTCCTTTTTATTTTTACTATCCAAGAAACATTTTTGATGGTATTTGTTATTTATATAATTGGTATTACAATCGTCAACATAAGAAATGGTATCAGTGGTACAAACGTATACAAAGACACACATTAAAATTACCTATATGAGCATATTAAAATTTACAGCTCACGATCATAAATATCGTAGTGAAGAACCAATAGATTGGTTGAGCGTAACAAGCTTTATCAGCAACTTCAAACAACCATTTGATGCTGATAAGATAGCGCTTAAAACTTCTAAGAGTAGAAAATCTAAATGGTATGGTATGTCTACAGACGCTATTAAGGCAGCCTGGAAATCTGAGGCATTAAGAGCAACAACTCTTGGTACCTGGTATCATAACCAACGCGAGAGTGACATATGTGGTTTACATGATATGGAGAGACATGGTCTCACTGTGCCTGTTTATAAGCCAATAGAAAAAGAAGGAATTAAGTTTTCACCTGAGCAGAAACTCAGCAATGGCATTTACCCAGAGCATATGGTCTATCTTAAGTCTGCTGGTATTTGTGGCCAGAGTGATTTAGTGGAGGTGATAGATGGCACAGTGCACATCACTGATTATAAAACAAATAAAGAAATTAAAGTTGAAGGATTTACTAACTGGGAAGGCATCACCCAAAAGATGGCTTCTCCTGTCGCTCATCTTGATGATTGCCACCTTAATCATTATGCTTTGCAGCTTAGTATGTATATGTTTATCATTCTTAAGCACAATCCTAAACTTAAGCCAGGCACTCTTACAATACATCACATTTTATTCGAGGAAGCAGGAAGAGACAAATTTGACAATCCTATAACTGCTCTTGATAATAATGGTGATCCAATAGTGATGGATATAGTACAATATGACCTACCCTATCTTAAGAAAGAATCAATAGATTTAATACATTGGTTGGAAGATAATCGCCACAAATTAAAACCACATTCATAATGGAAGAAGAAAAACAAACACCTGCTGAAGAAGTTATTCCCACACTTAGCGAGTTGCTGGATAAGTTTAATAATGGAGAACTGGCATCTGATGAGTTTACTGCTTATAAATACTATATGACTGAGCAGCATAAGATGATGAAGAAAATATCCTGGATGCATAGCACAGAATTAAAAACACAATCCCTTCTTAGAGGCATGTCTAAAAGCAGCGCTAGAAGAGATTTATTAAGAAGTATATGATTAGATTATTTGATATACAGAATCGTAAAGTTATACCAAGCGAACATTGCTATACACTTAAGTTTCTAAAGGACATAATAGATGCCTATCCTGAAGAACACATACAAATCTTGTCTTATTTATTTTACATGACATGTCCTAATCCTGATCTTAATCCATTCTTTGATGTTCCAGAAGAAGATAAAGAAGCTTTTATATTAAGAGAAGTGGATGCTGAATTTAGTCTAGAAGATGATTTGATAATAGATGCGCTGGCTAAGTGTAAAAAACTATATGAAACATCTACGTATCGCGCGTATGAGGGGATTAAGATATTCTTAGATAACATGGCCAAGAGTATGAAAAGCGAATCCCTCACCTTTGGTAGAGATGGATCAGCGCCAGCCCTACTTAGAATGGCTGAGAAATATGATGGCGTGCGTCAGTCGTTTAAAGGAGTGTACAGAGATTTAATGGAAGAACAACAATCAACTGTTCGTGGTGGACAGAATTTATCATACGATCAATAATAAAACTATGGCAAATAAACAACAAATATTAAAGGATTTAAAAAGTGGCAAGAGTCCTATAGATCCTGTAAAGTTAATGGAGGTACAAAATACTATTACTGCATTAAAAAATAATCCAAAAACAGTACCATTAGATCAACTAATAGCAACAAAAAAATGTATTAATGATTTATTAATAGCGGCTCCAGGATTTAATCAAATGTTAAAACCTTATATTATTAAACTTGATCAAGGTATTGAAGAACTTTCAAAAATAGAAAACAATGGATAGTGAAATAAACAACATACTTTATGGATGGATGTTCCATAGAGGATTGGATGGTAAATGGGCTGCAATACCTAAAGAGAAAATAGATTGTTATTTTAACGACTATAAATGCCCAGGTATTATTAGATCCACTGAACTAAATACTGTGATAGATGTAGTTATTAAAGCTGCAAAAGATCCAGAGTTTTTAAATGCCGTTGAATGTTAAATCCTTATATTGAGATACCTACATATGAGAATGGGCAATGGCGCGTAACATCTTTTCAAACAAGAGAAGACTGGCGCGACTTTCTTATTCCATTATTTAAAGAGCCTGGTCAATATGAATTTGATGAGCACACTTTTATATTCAATGAAGAAGCTCGAAGATTTAATAAGTTAGGCTACTACTGCAATGCTCCATTTAAAAGCAAAGACTTTATGGCTTACTGGGAAGACCAGAAGAACAAATGTCGTAAGGGTATTATAGTGGTATCTGAGAATAATACATGGTATCTTACTAGGGATTATTACATGTGGCTTAACTTCCTACCTATATATGACAAAGAAGAAAAACGATTTGCTTTTGCTAAAGTGAGGGATGCCCAGTATCACATGGCTCTATATGAGATATTGGCTGAGTTATATTACATGCATGCTGTCATTCTTAAGAAACGTCAGATAGCATCCTCATACTTCCACATGGCCAAACTGCTAAATCAGTATTGGTTTGAAGAAGGAGCTGTGCTTAAAATAGGAGCAAGTTTAAAAGATTACATCAATGAGAAAGGATCCTGGAAATTCTTAAATGAATATAAGAACTTCTTAAATGAACACACTGCTTGGTATCGCCCTGCAGAACCTGATAAGGTGGGAGCTTGGCAACAGCAGATTAAAGTGAGAATAAATGGTAGAGATACCTATAGAGGATTAAAGAGCACTATCAATTCCTATTCATTTGAGAAAGACCCTACAAATGGTGTAGGAGGTCCTGTAACGTATTTCTTTCATGAGGAAGCAGGTATCGCACCTAAGATGGATGATACATATGGATTCATGAAACCAGCTCTTAAATCTGGTCATATAATCACTGGTCAATTTATTTGTGCTGGATCAGTGGGTGACTTGGAACAATGTGAACCACTTAAAAACTATATACAACGTCCAGAAGAAAATGGCTTTTATGGCGTAGAGAGTAATCTAATAGATAATGCTGGCACCATAGGTAAAACTGGTTTGTTCATTCCTGAGCAGTGGAGTATGCCACCATACATTGATCAGTATGGTAATTCTAAAGTGGAAGAAGCGTTAGAAGCATTACGAATCTATTTTGAGAAACTTAAAAAAGATTTGGAGCCAGCTGCATATCAGTTAACTGTCAGCCAGCACCCACGTAGTATTGAAGAAGCATTTGCAACTAGAAAGCTTTCTATATTTCCACCTCATCTTATTTCTAAACAACAACAGCGTATAGCTGATAAAGAATATCCTGTAGAGTATTTAGAACTATATAGAGATGTGGATGGTAAGATTAAAGATAGACAATCTAGAAAGATTCCTATTATGGAATTTCCCATATCTAAAAAAACTGAAGATAAAGAAGGTGTAATATGTATATATGAACGCCCAGTTAAAGACTTGGCTTTTGGTACGTATTACGCTGCAGTCGATCCTGTGGGAGAGGGTAAGACTAATACATCTGACTCTTTATGTGCTATATACGTGTATAAGAATCCTGTAGAAATAATAAGAGATGAAGGTGGGGGCAAGGTGACTAACACAATAGAAAGAGATAAGATAGTGGC